CATGTATTCGACTTCGGCGTAGGCCGCTATGACGTTACGGTGGAAACCGGGCCTAGCTACACCACGCAGCGCCAGGAATCGCGTGAAATCCTCACTGAGCTTATGCGTTCTGCCCCGATGCTGGGCGAGATAGCCGGCGATCTGCTTATCAAGAATTTTGACATTCCTGAAGCGGAAGAAATCGCCAAGCGCATCAAGACCAAAATCGACCAAGGGGCAGGCCAATTGCCGCCTGAAGTGCAAGAGATGATTGCCAAGGGCAAGGAAGAAATCACGCGCCTGACGGAAGAAAACCAGCAGATGAAGGGCGAAGCCGCAGCCAAGGACTTGACAGTCCAGACCACGCAGGCCGAGAAAACCCTTTCGGACAAAATGCACCAGCTTGAAATCCGCGTGAAAGATCTTGAGATTCAGGAATTGAAAATCATGGACCGGATTAACGGGGCACAGCAACAGGTCAATGAGACACAGCGTCAGACCAAGGAAATGGCAAATACGCCACCCCAAGAAGCCAAGCCTGCGACGCAGGACATACAGATCAACTTCCCTGAGAATATCGGCACCGCGATAGGCGAGGCAGTCGCTAAAGGCGTGGCGCAAATCCCGCCCATGTCGGTCAACATGCCGAAAATGAAACGCACCCCGGTACGCGGCAAAGATGGGATGATAATGCACACCATTGATGAACCGATGACGGCCAACTAATGAGGACTTCGAGACATGCCTAAATCAACTGCAACCTGCAACTCCATCCTCGCGCTGATTTTCAACGCGACGGCGTGGGCCGACATTGCCCAGAACGACGGCTCCGGTCCGCTCACGGACCTTTACCTGTCGCTCCATACCGCTGACCCCGGCGTGGGCAATAACCAGACGACGAATGAAACGGCATACACAAACTACGTCCGCATCGCCGTCGAGCGCACGACGAGCGGCTGGGACGTTCCGGCTTCGGGTGCGACCGCCAACGCGGCCCTCGCCCAGTTCGCCCAGTGCGGCGTTACGGGCGCAACACTCACCCATGTTGCTATCGGCACGGCATCCGGCGGCGCTGGCACGGTGCTTTATGCGGGCGCTCTGTCAAGCTCCCTCGCGGTTGCCAACGGCATTCAGCCGCAATTCGCTGCTGGCGCATTGGACGTGACCGAAACATGACCCAATACACATGCAAGGAATGTGGCGCGAAGATCGAACGCAAGGGCGACGAGTTCAAGCGCGACTGTGAACACAAGGAGGCTGGCGTCATCGCATCGCTCACAGCTGTGGCGACGGGTGAGAGCCGGGTCGCTGGCTAAATGGCTGGCTTTGCCAACATACAGGAATACGCCTCGTGCCACGACGCTGGCAGGACATGGCTAACCCAGTTCAGAAAGGCCGTCGCCTCTGCGGCCAGCATTACGAGCGCATGGATCGACTACACCTACTCGGCGGGCTCACCGTCAGCTAATTTCTACGCCTCGACGCCATCGACTGCGGCCCTTGTCGAAGCGGCGCGTGGCATCTACGTGCCAACTGTCTCGCCTTACAAGCAGTACCTCAACAACCTTTTGCTGATGAGCGCGGCGTCAAGCGCAACAGGCACGGCGAACGGCAGACAGATGATCGTCCTTGCCGACTATCTGCTCTACTACCCGTTCATGGACACTGACGCTGTTGGCGAAGAACAGCTCATGGACAACACGGTGACGATCCCGCGCTACAGCGCAGGAAAGGTCATCGCCGTGGGCCAGTCGGCGTCATCGGCTGTCGGGACGTTTACGTTCAACTACACCAATCAGGACGGCACACCGGGCCGCGTCTCGCCCGCCAACAGAACTTTCATCATCGCGGGCGGCGGGCATCTCGTGAGCGCAGGCGGAGCGGGTGCTTCGTACTATCCCTTCCTTGACCTTCAGGCGGGCGACACGGGCGTCAAGAGCATTGAAAGCGTCACCATGTCGGTGGCGGGCGGCGGCCTCATGTGCCTCGCCATCGTGCAACCATTGATGACCGCCTACGTCAGCCAGGAGTGCCGCCGCACGACCACGGGCAACCTTGAGAGCTACGGCGCGGCGACGGAGTTCCAGTCGGTCATCCACAAGGCTGGCCCGCCGGAAATTATAGACGGCGCGGTGCTCGGCCTTCTCGCCTGCGGCTTTGCTGGCTCGCTGGCGTCCTCGACCCTGATCGGCACACTCGAAACAGTTTGGAATTAAGGACAGAAAATGGGCTTTTCATCGCAGGACGACCTGATCACGCAGATCACAACGAACGGAAAGTTCGACAGCGTGTACGGCAACCACGCCCTGTCTGCGGCGCAAGTTGCTGGTACGTGGACGCTGCTGTCAGGTCATGCCGGGACGCCGCCTGCGAGAACTTTTGCGACGGCTGACCTTACCTATCAGGCCACCGACGATACGTGGTCTGAGGGCGCATTGTACCACGGCGGCAACGTCAGCACGGCGACCAAGCACGCCCTCAATGCCGGGGCCATGGCGGTCGCCGCTGCGGGTGCGCCTTGGCTCTTGCAGGCCATTGACCTTGTGGGCTACGTGCCGCTGTCGGGTGCCAACGTCACTTCAACGGGAACCAAGACCGTCACCATGACGGCCATCGGCTCTGGCGCTGGCACGGGTGACAGATACGCAAACGGGCAGGGGCTCCGGCTCTTTGTGGCGGTGGATACGGTTCTCGGTGCCAACGCGCCGACTTGCATCATCAACTACCTCGACACGGGCGGCTTCGCGGGTGCCACGACGACATTCACTTCGACGGCATCTCTGCCTGTCGGCGCACTGCTCAACACGGGCGCGGCGGCGAACAAGTACAACCCGTTCCTACCGCTGGCGGCGGGCGACACGGGCGTCAGCGATATTGTCTCGCTCGTCTGGGCGGGCACGGCGCACGCATCAGGCACGGTCATCATCGGCCTCTGCAAGCCCCTCTGGTCGATCCCCATCCCGGCGACGGGCCTCTACAACAAGGTCGATCTGGTGAACGCCCTGCCGTCGATGCACCGCATCCGTGACGGCGCGAACATAAACTATCTCCTCTTTCAGACGGGTGCCACGACTTCAGGCGGCACCATTATGGCGGACTTCGACTACGCTTATGGTGGCTAATAATGGGCCTCCTCGCCAACGGCTTCAGGGACCAATCCGGCGTCTATCAGATTTGGGGAGCGGGCGTCCAAAATAACGCCTACCCGTCGCAACTTCACAGGCAATTTGCCCGCACCGGGGCGATACGCAACCTGACTGCTGGCGATGGGATGCCCACCGATAACGTCGGCTACCCATCCGGCAACTTGCATCCCAACTCGTGGATGCTGCCCCAGAAGGCGGGTCTTATCGCCTCGCGCAACAAGGCCGTTGGCGTCGGCGCATTGTCGCTGGAGCTTGTCAGCGGCGTGAATGCCGAAGCGTCACTCACGGGTGACGGCACGATTTCAAGTGCAGTCGCGCAGCTTGTCATCTCCATGGTCGCGGCGCTCTCGGGCTCCGGCACGATCAGCAATGCGGCGGCACAGGCGTTTCTTGCTCTCGCGGCGGAACTCGCGGGCGACGGCGACCTCGCGGGCACTGCCACGGCAATCGGCCACGCGGCTGCGGCGCTCTCGGGTGCGGGTGACGTTTCATCGACGGCTACGGCACTCGGCACACTTGCCGCTGCAATCACGGTGACGGGCGATTTGCTCACCACGGCCACCATAGGCGATGCGGTCTGGGCCGTCCTCATCGAAGCGGGGCTTACGGCAAAACAGGCCATGCGGATCATCGCGGCGGCGACGGCGGGCAAGGTGTCCGGCGCTGAAACTTCGACGATTACAATTCGCAACGCGGTTGGCGATGACACTGACCGCATCATTGCCACAACTGACGCTGACGGAAACAGGACGGCCATCACCTACGATCTGGATTAGCGGCAATGTCTGACTATTTCGCCAACGGGTATTTTGCCCCGAAATATTGGACGGTAAAATACTTCCAGGGCGGCGAGGTTAACCCGAATGCCATGTCGGCCAGCCTTTCAGGCGGCGGCAGCATTACGGCAGTTCTTGTTGGAATCGAAGTTGTTACGGCGACCGGAACGTCTGCCGGAACCTATAATATGTATCGGGTAGATGACCCCGAACCCAAGAAACCGAAGCCAAGGAAAGTCAAATATCTAGGCCCCGCGCCACAGAAATTAGTAGCGAAAACGCCCCGCACACCAAAGGCAAGCACAAAAATCCCCGCATATCTTGCGGACTTTGAAAAAGGAAAACTCGCAGCCCGGCAATCACGGGGCGCAAAACTCCGCGCCATGCAATTAGCCGATGATGAATGGCTTATGCTTAATTAAAAGGATACGAAAAATGGCAAACAGAGTTGAAATATCAAACCCCGGCGTAGTGTCCTGCACATTTACGCCAGCTGCTTCGTCGCACACGGGGCTTGACTGTATTGGTGGTGCCAAGACTGTGACTATTACGGGTGGCTCTGGAAAATTCATCAAGCTCATGGGCTATCAACTCAGCCTCGCCACGACCACACCGATAACCACAGTTTACACTGCCTTCCTGTTCAAATCGACCCCGACAGCCATTGCTGATGACGCGGCCTTTGTCATCGCTGCTGCTGACGGCGCATTATTGCTTGACAAGGTAGCCATTGCCCAGCCCGTTGACCACACAAGCACATGGCAGTTATCTACGGGCATCATTGCGAGCCAATACATGGGGCCGCTCGAAAGCGACACAGTTACCGTTTACCTCCAGAACACATCAACAGTCACGACTGAAGCCGTGGCGTTCAAACTGACGCTGTTCTACGAAATTCTAAACTAATTCCTTCAATCGTGAAGGTCTGACTGCCCCTATGTGAATAGGAGCGGCCTCATCAGCAACCCGTAGGGACTGATCTAATGGACGTAGAAGAAACCTTGACCAATCAGGACGAGCCTGAAGTCATTGAGAATGCCTCAACCGAAGCCCAACCCGAAGCATTAGCACCGGAACAACCGGAAAGCGAAGGCGACGAGGAAGAAGGCCAAATCGAAACTGAGGAAGTCGAGTTTAACGGCAAAGTTTATGCAGTGCCAAAGGAACTCGCGCCTAACCTCATGATGCAATAGGACTACACCCGCAAGACGCAGGAAG